TTACTAATGAATTGTATTCTAGTATAGCTGTAGTCTCAGCGTCTGTTAATTTTGCATTACCAACTACTTTAATTTCTTTTAATTGTTGTCTACCGCTATCAGTTGGAATTTTATTAAATCCTCCAAAAATATTAGCTACACCCTCTACAGTTTCTTGATTAGCTTGTTGTATTTCAGTTATATTTTTATTGTTTGCTTGAACATACATTTCAAATATATCTTCTGTAGTTTCAATTTTTTGTCTTAACATTTCTTTACGGAATGCTTTCTTTTTTGCTAAAGATAATTCGCTCCATTCTTGTAGTCTTTTACCTTCACCTATTATAGATTCTTTATTTGTGTGAGATGCAAATTCGGCATATATTTCTCCCCATTCGCCTCCAATACTTCCTTTAGCTTTTTTACTTGGTTCTGTAATTTTTCTATCAGCTTTAACAATAAGCTTACTATTTGCTGCATAATTTATTAAAGGAGCTATTGCATCTAAATCGCTTGGATTTAATTCTCTTGCTATACTACTTGTATTGTTTTCGTGTATAGCTTTTACAGCTAAATTAGACCATATTGGATTATCTGTAGTATCTGCTCCTAATGCTTTAAGCATTTGTTCTTGTTCTATTAAACGACTATCAAAATCTTTTAAAGGTTTTATTCCTAACGGATGATAATCTACATAAGTTCCGTCTACTTTGTTTTTATATTGAAGAGTTTTTCCATTTTTCATTAAGAAAGCACCCATCATAATACTAATAATTTTATCGTCAAAACTTACTTCATCTGAAAATACAACTTGTGGACCACCAGACATAGTAACACCACCAATAAACATACGAGGACTACTTGCAGCAATATCTTTTGCCCAATCTTTTATAAACAATTGATTCCATTCTTTACGCATTGAAGAATGAGTTGACCTTAATCCATGTTGCATCAATTCTGCTGCAGCTACTTTTTCTTTAGTGTTTGCTCTACCTTTTTTATTAATAATATCTCTTAAATTTCTAAAAGTATAATCACCAGATTTCATTTTACTATTAATACGTGTTGCACGCATAGCTTCGTTTTGTAAGAAAATATTAAATGGTCCTCCACGAATAGGCATATCTTTAATATTAGCAAAAATTGAATATTGTTGTAAAATTGCTTTTTGACCAGCTCTTGTAGTCAAATCATAATTCATAGCGTATGTATCAGACTCTTTTATAAGCCTTGAAATTCTTTGAGGAGCAGTTCCTCTCATAATGCCTAACATACCTCCATCTACACCTCCAGGAATAAATCTAACTGCACCTAAAGCGTGTCCCATAAGAACTGCGTGTGCAGTTGTTCCCATAAAATCAGCATCTACTTCACCAGAAGCAACATCAATACCATGCATCATATTTTCTACAATACCAAACGTAATAGCTTCTTCCGCTAAATGACTATAAAAATTAGCTATAGGTCCATCTCCAAGTTTTTTAGCTATTAACCCAGCCATACCACTAATTGGTCTACCTGGCATATCAAATTCTTTTAATACAGTTTCTAGCGCTTCCTTAGTTTGCTTACCATTTATTTGAAAACCTTTTTGTTTAGCAAGGTTCATTAATTCTTCATAGGCGTTTTTATTAAAACTTGTAAAAAATTCGTTCTTTTGAGCAGCTGTTTTAAAGGCTTTATCAAAATTAGCAATAGGTTTAGTAAATTCTCCTAATACGTGTTTGTTAAAAGATTGAAGAATATCATCAGATTTTACAGTAGATTCAGCTCCTTTAGAATATTTTAACGCTCCAGATTTTTTTACAACATCTTCAACTGCTTTAGATAGTCCTTTTTCTACGGCTGTAGTAGATTTAGTTCCAGCCAATACTCTACCAGCTCCTCTAACACCTTTACCTATAAGACCAAATGGAACTAAAAATCCAGCAGCTCCACCAACAGCTTGACCTATCTTACCTCCTAAACTATCTCCTGCGTCATCAGCTGGGTCCCAACCAGTAACTGCACTAGGAATACCAAAAGCTGCTGTGTCTACAAATGATTGACCTGCTTCTCTTGTAAAATCCCATAAACCACTACCTAAACCTTGAAACATAGATTTTTCTTCTATATTTCCACCTATAACAGTAGGTCCAGCTTGAGGTTCAACATCTATGTTTGTGCTAGTATTAACATTATCTATAGCATCAGATAGAGATTGTTGTAAATTCTCTTGTAAAGTGTTTTTCTTAAAATCGTTAAAATCTGGCATATTATTTAATTAGTTTAAAATCCTTGTTCTAATACTGGGTATTTTTCTATAACAGCTTGGGTTGCTTGAGTTATTGCAGTTGACAAGTTTGATTGATTTACGTCTATTTCTTCTTTTAACATTCCTATTTGCATATTTAACAATAAAGCTTCTACTTCATATTGACTTTGTTGTCCAGGAGTATATTTAAACTGAGTCCCAGCAGCTATTTGCGCTTGAGTTGGTTCGCTTTTTAACAAGCCTAATTTATAATTATGTTCTTGATTAAGTTGCGATAAAGCACTTATAGATTTTTGAAGTTCTTCTTTTCTTATGTCTAAATTATGTCTATAAAATTCGTTCATAGTTTGAGCATTCATTGGCACATTTTTCTGTTGCAATTGGTCAAAAGTTTTTAATTCATTTCTATAGCTTGCTAAATTATATTTAGTTCCAATATCACTAAGCATAACATCTTCAACGTTTAAATTATTATTTGCTATATACGTCATTAATTCATTTTTATCCATATTGTCTAATACTTTAACTGCTTTTTCTTCATCTATTTCAATTATTTCAGGACTTTCGTCTCCAATTATTTCATCTCCAGCTACTTCTCCTGTATATTTGCTTCTTTCAAACTCATAATCACCTTCTTGTATTTGGTCTACTTCGTTAATTAAAGCATCATATCTAGATTTATATTCTCTATATGCTTTAGCATCTCCTAATTCTTGTCCCGTATATGCAGTCCAAGTTTTCATAAGAGTGTCCATAACTGCTGTGTTTTTACCTCCAGCAATTTTAACAGTACCCATCATAGAAGCTATGCTAGTAGCTTGTTGTTTTGTCATGTTAGGATATGCTTCTTCTAAAGCCTTTATTAAATTGTTATGTTTTTTCTTTCCTTTATAAACAATTTGTTTACTATCAGCATCAAATTCTTTCATATAATTATCGTGAAAAGGTCTAAACACAGTATCCCAAACCATAGAGGCTTGTTCATCCATTAAAACTTTATTTTGTTCAGCCAAAGTAGTAGCTTGATTTATAAAAAACTTTTGTTGTTCTATTTCAAATTGTTCTCTAGCTCTAACTTCTTGTTCTCTTTTAAAAGCTAATTCTTGTTCAAATTGTTTATCTTGTTGAGCTAATTGCAATCCTCTTAACGCAGAATCAACATCTGCTTGTTGTCTTCTAGCTCTACTTTCTTGCATAGCATTTAAACTTCTTAATATATTTGCGTATTCAATAGCCATAATTATCCTAACCAAATGGGTTTAAATTTTCCCATATTGAATCTTTTTTTCTTAATTGTTGATTTTTCTTTTTTAATAATTTTTTTTGATTTTCTATATTATTTCTAGCTCCAATAATAAATTCTTCAGCTTGACCTTTAGCTTTTTCTCTAGCTATACCTAAATTATCTATTTCCGATTGAAACTTTTGTCTATTTTGTCTAGACATTATATCTAAGTTAGAATCAAATTGTCCATAATTTTGAAATTTACTTACGTCTAAAGTCTTATCCATAGTTTGACCAATATTTTCCCACAACATTCCAGATTGAACTCCTAAATCTTGAAATGTGTTTTTAAAACTTTCATCTGCAAGGTCTAGTTGAGATTGATAACTATCTTCTGCTAATTCTAAACTATCACCAAGCATTCCCAATTGCAAATTATTCATTTGAATTTCATTTTTAGCCATATTAGCTGTGTCTCCAGCTCCTTTAAGGATACTAAATCCACTTATTGCTAAATTAGCTGCTGGGAAAAAATTTTCATTAACTGGCATTATTTATCTCCTAAATTCATATCGTATAAATTCCAATTTTCATCAATAATACCATAATCTTGTAAAACTTTATATCTTTCATCTCCAAAAGGATTTATAGTTTCTTGGTTTTCATACTTATTAAAAATACTTTTATCTCCAAATAAATCTCCCATATCAAACCCTTCTTTTTTACCAAAATTTTCTGAAGGAATTACAGGAGCTTCATAATTTTCTAAACCAGATTGTAAGCTATCATTTACCGCTGACCATGCACTATACAAAGTTTCACCATCTGCATTAAATTTATAACTATCTGGTCCATCTAATATCCATCTTGTATTAATTTGATAAGGACCAATATCAAAACCTCTACCTTCTTTATTTTTATTTATAGCATATTGATTGTCTGAAGATTCAGCTGTACGAACATAAGGAGCTATTTGAGCCCAACTATTCTTATCGCTAACTTTCATATAATATTCTTTTAATTTTTTATTAGCATTTTTCTTTTCTACGTCAGAAGAAACATCGCTTAAAGAAATTTTAGATAAATTTTGAAAATCTTCATATTCATCTTCGCTAAGTCCAGTTATATTTGGGTTGTCTTCCCACATTGCATTTACAATAGCATTTCTAGCAGACCATTGATAAATACCTCCAGTAAAATTATCTTCATTACGATTTCCTCCTAAATCATATATATCTTCAGCTGCGTTAAAAGCGTTTTCTTCAGTCATAGCATTTGCTATTTTAAAAGACATAGGACTTGTTCCTTCTATTGCTTTAGTTTCTCCTTGTTCGTATGTCCATCCGCTAGTATCACTAATTGGTGCTGGCTCAGGAACATCTTCTCCCGCTAAATACGCCATTTCATTTTTTTCATGTGTTTTTGCTAAAGCTATTAATTGAGCTTCTGTAAATGTTCTATTTCCAAATTTAAAAGTTTCAGTTCCTACTTCAGTTAATTTTGATTTTTTTTCTAAAACATCTTTTAGCGTAACTTTATCATAATTTACTTTCAATTTTAGATTATTTTCAGCAATAGCAACTCCTTTTTCTACTAATTCTCTATTAGCCATTCTTTGATTACGACCTTCAAAATAATTTACAACTTCTGCACTAGCTTCTAAAAGTCTTTGATTTTGATTAGCTTTATCTTCCATACTTTGTAATTGCATTTCTCCTATTTTACCTTGAGTCATTACATCGTACATACTGGCTTTATAATTAGCCATAGATTCGGAAGCTCTTACGTAACTAGATTTTATACCTTTTTTAGCCATAAATTAATTTCCTTTAAGATTTTACAATAAAATTAATCATTTTCTTATTCATATACAACTGTTTTATCTTTTAACTGTTTGTTTTTGCTTTTATAAATTTTCTAACTTTTGCAGAGTCTGAAATTGGTCTACCTATAGATAGATTTATCCATTCTCCGTTTTGTTTTACATATTGTTCTACTTTATTAAGGTTTGAAGGATTTTGATAATAAAGAATATCTCCTTCTTTTCCTACATTTCCCATAGGTATTTCGTTAACAAATCTAGGTTTATATTGAGTTAATTGATTTTGTCTTCTACTTGCTCTTAAAAAATCATAAACTTCACCGCCGCCTACGCTTGTTTTATTAACTTTTTGAAATTTTTCTTCTGCTGCTTTCATTATTTAACACTCTTTTGTCTATATATTACAGTTATATCGTTAATTTCAAAATCACTTGCTACATCTTGCCCAGAAGCGTCTGTAAGCTCTATTGCGAAACTTCTAACGTTCCCAGCAATTGAAGTGTCTGTATATAGCTCTATTTCGCTCCAATTGGCATTCCCTGCTATGTTTGTTATAGCACTACCATTTGAATCTTGAAATGAATGGCGAGTAGAACCTCCGTCAACTATATACTTAGGTAAAACATTTATATTTCCGCCTGATGCGCCTTTATAAGTAATTCTAACTTTTGTAATTTTCTTTTTAGCGTGATTTCCAAAATTCATATCTTTAGTTTGTACTTTAAAATTATCAATTGCTATTGAACAATCTGATTTCCAAGGTTTTATTGTTGCTTCGTTAGTATCGCTTTCATAACCATAAATTAATTTTCCATCCCACATATTTACTAAATTTGTTTTGTGTTCAATTCCTAACCTACCAGTTGCTTCTGTCCAAGAAGAAGTAACCATATCAAAAACCATTATATCTCCAGTATTAGAACCGCTTACTCCTTTAATTAATAATAATTGTCTACTTTGTGGAACATAACCAATCATAGTTTCTCCATCTTTATAAAAAGCATTCCATTTACTTTCTGATATAAAACGAACACCTTCGTTCATTAATAATTCACCTACTTGCCTACCATTATAAAGATAAACTCCATGTTGATTACACCAAGCAACACCGTAATCAGTTTCACATACTGCGTTATGATGAGAAACTCCTTTAAATCTATGAGTAGCTTCTAACATTTCATCAGATTTAGTAGCATTGATAATAGTTAAAGTATTTTGTTTAAATTGTAATAGTCTATCTGCATATGAAGCTAATCTTACTATGTCTTCACCATCTCCTACCGCTACATCAATTCTTCTATCTGTAGTAAATACATCAAATTGACCAGCTTTAGATTTAAATATACTATCTGTTAATGTTCTAGTTTTATTATCTTTATCTGTTATTTGCACATTTCCAACATAAAGTCTTCTACCAATTAACGTAGAAGTTTTCCATGATATATTTTTAATTAAATATTGTTGATTTAATCTTCTATTTTGTAAAGGAGGAAAATTAAATGGTACTCCTAAATGATATTTTCCTGGATTCATTACTGCATAATTAGCCATTATATTTCCACCTGTTGTTCGTAATCATCTGGTTCTACCGCTCCGCTATTAGCTATAGTCATAGTATATATATCACTATCGGCTATAGTTTCAAAATTTTCATTTAATACTTGTACTCTAAATTCTCTATCAGTTCCAGCGCCAGGCAATGTTAAAGGTATATAATATGTATCCCCGCCAGAATCAGTTTTTAAAGGTATTTTTGTTAAATTGCCACTAGCGTTAATTGCATTGTTAACATAAATAGGGCTATTTGCTCCACCCCAAACTCTTATAAAACCATACCTATCATCAAAACCAGTTGTAGTATTGTTTGTTAAAATTACTCTTAAATATACTTGTTTATATGACAGACCTTGTGTGTTAGTATCATATGTATCATTAGAGTCGTATGTACTATTAGAGCCATCAGTCATCCAAGTAGTTCCACTACCGCTACTAGTATCATGAAAAGATATATTGCTATTAGTACTAGTAGTATTATATATTCTTATTCCTTCTCTTTCTGAATTAGCATTTGCTCCACCTGGAGTATCTCCTACCCAATAACCATAACCAGTTTCAGCTGTAGCATTATAAGCTTTCCAATAATGTTTTCCACCTTCTCGTAAATCTGTGTTCATTAAATATATCCAATCTTCAGTACCTTGTTCTTTAAAATACCAATTTAATCCTATAATTCTTGAATCGCCTAATAAATGAGTTTCATTACCTATTGTAGCGCTTGTTCCCATAGGAATAAAAACTTGAAAAGAAACCTCATTGTTATAAAAAGGTATTGTTTCTTCTACTCTATTTAAAAAATTACTATATATTGTAGATATAGGACCTTCTTGTTCTCCCATATATATTGGAGTAACTCCAAAAATATAATTACCATTCCATTCTCCCCCTTCACTAGTCCAATAAGATAATATAAGTTTTTTAGTAGTTCCATTCCCAACTTTAGTTGCATCTGGACTAGCAGAAGAGCCATCTTCTAAGTGCAACTCTCCTCCTAGTAATACATTTAAACTTTTTAATTCTTGATGTCCGCTATCCCATTTAGTAATATCTTGCAAATTATTAGTATTACCAGTATCCTTAGTCCAATATAAAATAGAATCTATATATCCAAACCATTTGCTAACTTGACTAAATGAAGAATCAGATATTCTTAACATTCCATCAGCATAATAATAATTAGGTTTTATAGCTCCTCCAGTAGTAACTACGCTACTAGAAAAACTAGGGCTACCTCCGTCTTTATTTCTATAATAAAATCTAATACGATTGTTAGCTTTGTCGTAAATAGCTAACCAATCTTCCGATGTATTAGCTTCTCCGTCTTCATAATCTGTAGAAAAATGAAATAAACCATATCCAGGTTCTATATCTACTGCAACGTTATCAGATGTTGCTAACCCCGTTAAAGCAGTATCTAGATTTCCTATACCTATTAATTTACCTATTTTACTAGTAGAAACTCCATTAGCTTCAGGCATATCAATATCACGAATATCTTTAGAATCTGTATTGTCATTAATACCACCATGAAATCCTAATATTTTAAATTCTTGTTTAGGCACTTCTTTTCACCTTCTCAAAACTGCGCATTCCCCCAAGACCGAGCATTCCGAGAAGTACTGTTGTAAGAGTACCCATATCAAAGGTTGGTAATACAATTTCATTTCCTAAACTATACATAATAAATGTAAGTAAAGGTTGCAATAAAAAATGATACCCTAATGCTGTGGCACATATCCAGCCCGTGAAGGGCCTCCAGCCCGCAACAAAGATACTTGTATGACCAGCTTCTACTTTATTAACTTCCATTTGTGCTTTGTTAATTTCTGCAATTAATTCAGCTTTCTCCTGTTTGTCTAAAGTAAATTTGTCTACATGACCTGCAACCTTATCAATAATACCAGCAACTACATTTAACTTAGGCATTATTTTTTACCTTTTCTTTTTTTGTTTGCTTTTACAACTTTTGCTTTAAGTTTTGCAAATTCAAAACATTTTTTACATCTTTGTTTTAAATCATCAGCACAAAATAGTGCATAATGAAGACCAAAGCCTAAAGCTAATCCTACTATAAATCCTACCATATTTTCTCCTATCATTAATATATTAACCAATTGAATCCAACCTTGGATTCATAACTTTGTACATCGTACATACTTAAATATCTTCCTTCTAAAAAAATACCAAACTTTTTACTAAGTTTCCAACCATACACTAAACCTAAATCATAATCCATTCCATTTTCAGCTACATCGTAATTAAATGAATAATCAGACATACCCTTTGTTACTGGATATGCGGTAGCCCAAAAGTGAAACCAATTATTAGGCATATATTTGTAATAGTCAGCACCAATTGATAAACTTAATTCGTTTTGATAACCAAGGTCTTTTGCATACTCTTCGTTATATTCTCTTACAATTTGACCATAGATTTGTTTATAAAATTGGTCATCTGATGTAGCTACAAGATTGCCTTCAGCATCCCACCATAAATAATCATAATATTCATATCCATATTGAGTATATTGTTGCTCAAAAGAATCTGTATATCCATAGAAATAAGCAAATTCCCAAAATGGAATATATTCACTAGTATCTATACCTTGTTCATCCCACCATAAATCAATAGGTCTAAAGTCTAAATACGCTGGATGGCTTCTACCTGCAACGCCCATAGATAAAGCAAGATTACCAAAATCTTTTTTTACTCTCATATCTAAACCTGCAAACTCTACATCTTCTAATCCTCTAAAGTCGTAATTTGCTTTTGCAATAAAATGCTCACCCATATATCTAAGCATAAATTGTTTATTTGTAAACTCTTCTTCAAATTCTTTGTGGTCTGAATATTCTATTACATATTCCCAGCCTGTAGGAACATTACCGATAGCGGCACTTTCATTAATAGGCGCTTCTTTACCAGTATACCAAACTTCAGGTTTATTTTCATAACCAAATCTTGCAAGTTTACGAATACCAAAAGTCATAACTGTATGGTCATCTAACTCTTGTTGTAGTTCCTGTAACTGCCCACCTGACACTTGGTATTGCAATTCTTTAGTTATTGGACTACTAAAGCTATATGCACCGTATATAGTGCTAAACTTAAAGAAGTCTTGTGCCGATAAAGTGCCTACTAATAATAGACAACTTAATATTTGTTTGTAAAACAAACTCAAATAATACATCATTGGAATCTCCTTAACATTATTTCATCAATTTCGTCATTTATTTCTTTTTTTATCTTATCGCTGTCCAGGTTAAATGATAAACCTGCTTCAAATCTTTTTATTTCTTTGCCATATTCAAACATAATAATTGTAGGAACTGATTTAATTTTCCATTCATTAGCTATAATAGCACCATATTGTTTATCGTCTATACTTGCGTTAAACCATTTACAATTTTTTAATCTACCTAAATCTATAGAAGCTTTAATATTCCAGTCTGCATTGACTTGAACTATAACGCATTCGTCTTGACTTAATAACTGTATTTGTGTTAAATCTTTTAGTTTACCTTGTGAGTGTAATGGCGTAAGCCACAACGACAAACCAAGTAACGATAAAATACCATAATATAAGTTCATCTCTGTACCTCATTAGTTTTGTTGCATCATCATACGTTCGATATTTTTGACATCATCACGCATTTCTTTTTGCTCTTCCTTCATTTCTGTTACATCTTTTTGCGTTTCTATGATGGTGTTTCGTATCATTTGGTCTTTTAAATCATATTCTGTACGACCCACTTCTGGAACTGGTAGTTCTTTTGCTTCTTCAATATCCGCTTGAAGAGTAAACCACATACCAATAACCATACCAACAGAAACTAGAATACTAATTGCTGTTTCAATTGTAAGACTAAACTTAGTGTCTTTTCCTACTTCCATGTTATCTCCGTAATCTAAAGGTTAAAGTGGGGGAGAATTAACTCCCCCCTCTTTTCTACTTTTCAGCTTCAGCTGGTGGCACAACTGTAAAGCCTTGTTGTAAAAGACTATTTATGTAGTTGTGTGTTCCACGCAATTCAGCAATTTGAGCCTCAATTACCTTCAATTGTTCTTCTAAATTGATAGGTTCTTGTACTATTTCTTTTGCTTTATCTTGTTCTTTAGCCATTGTTTCTCCTTATTTACTATTAATAGTGCTTTAATTTATTAATTTAAATCATTATTATCCACAATTAATTTAGGTGCATAATAAGTATTACCTTCGCCTTTTAAGTACCAATCTACTCTAGCCTTTTCAGGTATTGTTAAATTAACTGATTCAAAATCTATCCTACTCTTTCTTTCAAATTGTTGTATTTCGTGTACTTTTTTAATGTATTTTTGTACTCCGTCATACTGACTTTCTTCTTGTAAAAAATTATTATACCAAGTAAGTATAGTCCCTTCTTTACAATGTTGCATTATTCTGGTAGGAAAATATCTTTTATTTATCATATCACCAAAACCATCATAAAATACACCATCGTATTTTTTATCAGTAGGTATATCGTCATACCAATCGCCTTTGACTGGTATTACATTAGGTTTATCTTTAGCCCACTCTACTAATGCATCATATATGTTGTCATTAATCTCAATAATCGTATGTGATTCAATATCTTTTTCTTGTATTAAACCAGCACTAATACCCATACCAAAGCCAAATTCTAATATATGTCCACCATTAGCACACACTATATCAGCGTGTTTTTGCATAATAGGAGTTTCCCAAGTAGACATTACATCCCACCCAGTAGCTTCGTCTATAATACAATCTTCTTTAATTGTATAATTTGCTGCATATGCGTATCCCTTCATCGACCAGGACCTCCACCAGCAACGTGTTCTCCACCTATAAGCTCAGACATTTTATACGGAGCTGCTTCTATAGCCGCTGTTTGAGATGCTGTAATATCTGCTTGAGTAGATTGAAAGTCGCTATTAGTACCACCAATCTTTTCAAATGTATCTCCAGGTCCACCATCTGCTGCGAAAGTCATACCTTCTCCACCAGTAGATAGTCCTTTTAAACTAATATCTGCTGTTTCCTGAACAACAGTAGCTTCACCTACTGCCGAGCCATGACTAAACAATCCTACATTAGTACTTCCTACTGTAACGCCCATTATTAGCCTTTAATTTTTTTATATTCTACTAAATCAGCATCCAATTCTGCTATTTTTGCTTCAAGACTTGCTTTCTCAGTTTCTGCATCAGAAATAGCTACATCTACACTTTTAGTTTCTTCCCAATCCAAAACAGTAACATCATTACCATTTGCATTTTTCATTACTTTAGTATGTTGAATTTTAACCATTTTTGTTGCTTCTGCTGCAGCGTCTACCGCATTTATTACTTTAGCCATTTAACTTCTCCTTGAGTTCGTTTATTTGTTGTTGTTGTTCTTGTACTGCTTTAATTAATACAGCAGTCAATTTTTCATAATCCAAAGTTTTTATATTTTCATCAAAATGTTTTTTATCTTTTACAATTTCAGGAATTACTTCTTCTACTTCTTGAGCTATAAATCCTATATCGTGTCTATCGTCTTTTTTCCAGTCATATTCTTTTGGATTTAGTTTCATAATGGTTTCTAAACCATAATTAATTTCTTTGATATTAGTTTTTAATCTTTTGTCTGATGGTGTTGTAGAAAACGCAATTACATCTTGGTCAAAATGACAATCTCCACCAGACTCTAATCTAATTCTTTCTGTTCCGCTTATACCTCCAGTATAAAATTGCATAGGGTCACTACCCCCTGCATAAAATTGTAATTCGTGTGAAGCTGCTCCTATTTTTAGCCCACCACTACCATTGTCAAATATTCTTTGGTCATTAGCAAATTGTATTCTTACTGGTTGTGCAATGTGTAATGAACCATCTGCTAGATACATTTGTTCTTCTCCAGCAGTACTAAATCCTATTTGATTAGCTGTTTTCCTATACATACCAGTATCAGCATCATTATTAAATCTAAATGAAGGACTACCTGCTGAACCATCTATGCTTCCATATCCTCCATAAGAACTACACAAACCAGCTCCATCTACTTGGAATAATAACGTACCACCAGTTAATGAAGTAGCATGTTTTCTAACATCAAATGTTTCAGAAGCATCATTGTTATTACTATCTAAATTAATAGTAACGTCATCATAACTACTAATAATTATATTGTCAGAATTACTTCTTATAGAATGTTCATTTGCAGTTCCATAACTATCTCTATCCCAAGTAAAATATACACCACCTACACGATGTATATTTGCACCTTGAGAACTACCATCACTACTTAAAACTAAATCTCCGTCTGCTTCTATTCTAAGTCTACGAACACCACCGCAGGCAAAATCTATTATATCAGTACCACCACGATACATACCAGTATTTCTACTTGCTAAAAAACTATAAGAAGGAGCACCAACTGCACCACTTTGTACTAATGTTTGATTTCCGTCATCATAATGATTAGTTTGCATATTCACAACTTCGGTACCTGGTAATGATGTAACTTCTGATTGGTCGTGATTCCAAGTAACATTAAATTTACCTTCACTAGGATAATGTACTTCAGTAGCTACGTTATAAAAATTATTAGCCCAATTTTGATTTATATCATAATACAATTCGTATGTACAACTACCATTGTCAATTTCTCCATCACCAGCAGTTCTTTGTACAAATATATTGCTAATCCAATGTGCGCCATTAGAACGCATATATCCACCATGTGATATTGAGCCACTATCTAATCCATTATTAAACCATACAGACCAGTCAATCCAATTACCATGACTATTATCTCCATTGTAAATTTTTCCACTTAAACTTACTCCATTGTAGTTAGCTGGACTATTATCTACTACAACTGTACAAAACTTAATATAAAATGTATTTGCACTTCCTGAATTTGTATGTCCATTACTTCTAACTGTAATGTGGTCTACTCCAGTCCAACCATTGTAATTAACTCTACCATCACTAGAAACTCTAAACTTTTCTCCATCTCCACATATAATTCTTGAATACCCATCTGAAATATCTATTCTATTAGCACTAGCATCTGTTCTTCTTAAACTTAAATCTTCATCATATGAAGTAATAATACCGCTATCTACTGTAATTTGTCTATTAAAATAGAATTTGTTTCTATCGGTATTAAAATGTCCCCAACTACTATTAGCTGGTCCTAATTCTATGTATCCATGGTCAGTTGTAAATCTATGATAATTTCCAGATGCTGCATGAAAATGTACTCTATCATCATCTACATACATTTCTCCATAATCACTTGTATCTCCTGGTTGATATAATCTTAATTTATTATCATTTTGTAATTGCATAGCAAGTTCATCGCTACCAGCTCTTGAAGTCCAAAATCTTAAATGTCCAGCTCTACCTGCAGCACTTCCATCTGCAAGATAACCTGATATTCTTGCCATAGCTGTTGTTGAACTATCTTGACTATGCCCAAAACTAAGTATACCTCCATTGCCAGCACTAGTACCTGTGTTTCTTATTTCAAAAGTAGGGTTGCTATTATAACCTATTTTTGCACTACCAGTTTCAGACATTAAAAACATTACTTTACTTGTTGTTCTATTGTAAAAATATAATTGAGCACTATCTTGTTCTATACTTACTACATCAGCACCACTTCTAGTAAATCTAATCATGTGGTCGCCATTACCAACTACTCTTAAATCTCCATTTATATCAAGTTTATAACTTGGAGAACCTTCGTTTATACCAACTTTATCAGCCGAAGCATCTACTTTTAAAAGATTTGCTTGTGTATCACCTTCTGCTCTAAAATCTGCATTATGTCCACCTTCATTAACAACTAATCCATATTGTAATATTGAATTACCAGAAACTCCTAAATCTCCTACTACACTTGCTCCACTTGTATTTACATAAAATCTTTGAGTTCCACTTGTACTGCCTATAGTTGCTCCAGTTCTAAAACTAAAAGTATCTCCAGTATTGTATAGTGCTATTGTTGAATTTTGTTCTTTGAATAATAATCTTGATGATATATCAGCATTACTTCCATCTTGATTAATAACCAATCCATGTACACCGCTTGCTGTAATATCAAGAGTTGAATCTGGAGATGTGCTATTAATACCAATTCGTGATGCACTTCCATCAATATACATTTTAGAGCTACCATTAACCTGGAAATTCCAATCTCCTGATGCGTGCGTGGTATTAAATATACCTACACCACTACCATTTGAATAAAAGCCTACTCTATTTCCCCAATCATTGCCTGAGTATAAACTCCAAAAACCATTGTTTTCTCCAGCACTATAACCACCATCTACTAATAAAGATACTTGTCCATTATTTGGATGGTCTCTTTGTATTGATAGCTCTCCACTATTTATAGTTAATCCTTTATATCTACTTCCACCAAATCCTGCACCATTCCAAGTTCCACTATTTTCAATAGCATTAGCCGAATAGCCATATGCTTCAATTTTTTCTTTGATTGCTCCAGAAGTCATTAAGTGGTCATCGGTATCAACGAACTCAGAACCAATATCAATATCGTTCATTGTATGCCCACCAAGCACAATTCCACCCGCAAAGGTTACGTCAGTTGAGGCATTTGCTATTGTTAAAGCAGTTCCACTTTCACTTTGTAATGTTATAGCATTAGTTCCTACAATATTTAAATCAGTTCCTGCATCATTTATTTCTCCATAAGGAAGAACTAAATGTCCACTTGTAATATCTAAATGGTTTCCATCAAAAGTAAGATTAGCTTCTCCATTTACTGTAGAAGAACTTGATGCAGTCATTACTCTATTGTTAGAACCATTTTCTATATAAGCTAATCTTTTTGGAGTTCCCCAAGTTGATGCTGCTTGGTCTGCCAAATAATGATAAATATTATGAGTGCTTTTATCAAATACTAAAGCATTGCTATCTCCACCAGTTCCATCTGAATAAGTGTCCAATACCAACATATCTTGATAATCACTTCCAGCACTACCAGTCATACATTCTAATGTTGTAAAATATGCTCTTACTTGTCCACTTGTATCAATAGTATTAGGTTTAAAATCTCTATCATCAGTAGCAGATAAAGATGAAATAGACGAAGAAGATGTTAAATAATTATAAGATTCAATCTTTTCTTTGATTGCACCTGATGTCATTAAATGGTCGTCAGCATCAACGAACTCAGAACCAATATCAATATCATTTACTGCATGTCCACCAAGGGTTAAGTTCCCCGCTGTAGTAAATCCAGCAGCAGTTATTGTTCCACTTGTAGTATCATTAGCATCATTCTTTAGAAAGGCATCATCTACATTGAAAGTAGTGCCTGATAAGGATATGTTTGTTCCTGCTGAATAAGTAGTACCACCTATTTCACGATATGTGCCATTGTCATTAATATGTAAAGTAGTAGTTCCAGTTTCATAACCTAATTCATATACGGCTAAATCTGAACCAGAAGGGGTTCCTGAACCTCTTTTAATTTTAATCGTATTTGACATTTAACTCCTTAATAAGTTCCGCAATCTATAGTAGCACTTGTAATAGTAGCTGCTTCTACATCATTAAACTCAGCACTACCTACACTACCACTAAAGACTTCGCTAGAATTACTAGCGTCTGGAATAAATTTAAATTTGTAATCAGTATCATCAAATCCAAAGAATCCAACTTTTGCTGCACTTCCAGTATGATATTTAAACTCAATACCTCTATCTTTGTTATCGTCAGAACCTGCATTTCCGTCTCCGCCTAATGTAAATATAGGGTCATCAACAGTTACTGTACTTGAATTGACAGTAGTTGTAGTACCATCTACTTGCAAATCACCTTGAATGGTAACTTTTTTGTCCCATCCAATTTTCATTGCTTCTGCAGCAGTACCACTTTCGCCAACATAAAATATTAAATCAGTTTTGTTAGCGGTTGCCGTAAAGTCTGCTGCCGCTTTTGCTTCAATAGAAGCTGCTAGAGCTACAGCATCTGAACCAGCTGATTCATTTTCGGCTGCAAAGTCAATTCTTCCTAACACATTAGATACATCTACATCAGTTCTAGCTGAATATAATCTTAAAATAGCTCCAGATGTTGAATCTACTGAAATTTTAGAGTTTGCACTTTGTGTCATTGCTGCATTAAAGTTAACTCCTCCACTTGCTCCAATTGTAAATGCAGTATTCCCAGCACTACCACTATTATTATATTTGTAAGTATTTGCTACTACATTTGTACCAATATAGTTTGTTGTGCTAATTGAATTAGTAGTTAATGCTCCAGCAACTGTTACTGCACCATCACTAGCTTGTACGCTAAATGCAGAATTTCCACTTGAATCATATACTTTAAAATCTACATCAGTACTTCCAGGTCCAATTTCTACTAAATCTTGTGTAGCATCTATAACTTTAATCATAGGAATGTTATTAGCCGCAATTCTGACTTCATTGTCTGTACCAAAATCTATATATTCAGTATCTGCTGCTCTACCCATTCTAAGTGAAGTATTAATTATAGATGTGATAGCTGTTTGTGCTGGAGTTATAGATATTGTTCTAGCATTTGCTCCATCAAAAGTTCCAGCTGAACTTATACCAGTACCCGCAGTTAATGCATTTGGTACTTTCAATACAGATAAAGTATCGCTTGATAATTCTATTGTTGAAGTATCAGCTGCATCCGTGTTTAACATAGTTCCATGAACTTTGTCTGCTCCAATAGTTGCCGCTCCACCTGCTGCTATAGTAATGTCAGAACTAACATTGCCAAAAATAGTATCTTCTAAATTACTAAAAGTAATTTTTTGTGAACCATTGTCATCAGCGTCTACCATTGCTATAAAATCAGCTTGTGCTATACTTGATTCAGTTCCTAATTCGTTTAAATCTAATGCTAATGTTACACTATTATCTGTATCTCCACTTGCTACAGTTTTTGTAAGACCATTACCATCGGTTAAATCAGATAATAATGGTAAGTGTATTGTTGTTGCTCCACTATCCGCTTGATTATCTGCTGTACATCTTCCTATAAATAGTTTTTTCTGATAATTTTGAAAAGCTAACTCACCATAATGCAAACTAGATGGCAAGGTTGATGAATCAAAATCAGCAGAACTATTTCTTTTTAATTTTATTCTATTGCTCATTTTATTCTCCTATAAGAATGTTCCGCCGTTAATATCATCTACGTCTATCCACTTTGAACTACTACTATCATATTTTAATAAAGCTCCATTGTTTGGGCTTGTTATGTTAGTATCATTCATTTCATCAAGAGTATCTTCTCCCGAAACTTGTGTATCAACGTAATTCTTTACTGCCTTGGCACTAGGCAATGTTGTATCAGTACCAGCTGTTGAAGCTAAATCAGTATCTAATACCCCCGCTTTCAAATTATCTACTTCTACGTTGCTGAGTGTATTATTATCAGCATTAATTGTTTTGTTTGTTAATGTTTGTGTAGCATCAGCTGTTGCTGTTCCGTTTAATGCATCTCTAACATTAGTCGCATCGCTATTATCTAAACTAATAGGTATTTGACTAGCATCAATACTAAAACTATCTTGAACTTTAGTAGAGTTTTGTACACCTACGCTTTTTGTAGCGCTTGTTGTTTGCACAGTAGCTTTTACAGCTTTATTCGTTGTAACTTTAGCACTTATAGCCATTATGAAGCCGCTTTCCATGTATTATCTAATTGTATTGCACTTTTAGATATAATTACATCACCTTGTATATGTCTTGTATAAATAGGATTTTGTGCAGTTGTTACATCTTTTTCTGATAACTCCCACACTCCTTCAAAATCATCTGTAAAATATTGTGTTGCTTCAGCTGGTAATGTTAAAGTTACGCTATTTCCAGTTACACTAGCAACTAAATCAAAATATATTTGAGTAACTGTTGCACTTTCCCAAACATTGTCATTAGCCTGTGTTCCAACTACTCCACCATTAGCATTAGTTTTTTGAGGTCCTGTAAATGAACTATTTGCAAAATCTTTTTGTATTTTACCTACAAATTGCTTGTCTGTATCCATTCCATGACTTGCTTCAAATGTAATAACATTTTTAAAGTCAGCTCCTTGCTGTATTTCTATATCTTGATATTGATTTGCTGAAATCATTTATTACTCCTAATATAAAAGTATTACGTCTGTTGAACTACTTTTTGTTGCACAAATTGGATATGTGTGTCCTTTTAACAAATGAAATGCTACTACAACACCATTTACTGTTAAATTAACGTTTGCTGATGTACCTTTCATGTGAACGGCTCTACAAGCGTCTTGGTCATTTCCCGTTGCAACTACTGCTTTGATATACGGAGCAACACTTTCTTGTACTGCGTAATCATTAAGTCCTTTATAACCCATAGTTTTCTCCTATTATTTAATTGCAAAAGTTTTTATCGGACTAGCGATAAATACCTTATTTTTATTACTTTCATTATCTGCCATTTTTTTATAAAAATCTCGCATATAATATTCTTTCAATTCTAAACTTCCAGCTCTTTCTGCTAATTGAGCTTTAACATAACATACTACCGCTAAACATAACATTCTATTCAAATTTACGTGAGACGATTCTGAAGGATTAGTATCTTCACTTAAACTAGAATCTTTAGTTGTTTCAGGATTCCCAGTTACAAAAGGTTCTTCAATTGCCGTATATTCTATACGTAATCCATTAGTAATATTTTCATTCGGATATATTATTTCAGCATCATCTCCACCAGTTACTCTTCCTTGATTGTCTACTACTCTTCCAGAAGTTCTTCTTATTTTATAAAGACGTAATTGTTTTCCTTGCTGAATATAAGCATACGTTCTATATGTGTCATAACTCATGGATTAGTGTCCTCCGTAGTATTTGGATTACTATGCAATCTTCTAATTGCTTTATATTTATTATCATCTTCTGTGTCTAAAACACTTACACTTTTTATAGCTACCATACCTGCTGGTAAATCATAATCTCTAGTATTTTTAACTATATTTGTTTTTTCAACTTTTGTATTAATTTCTCCAGTTGATTGCATGTGTAAAATAGCGTCTTTAATATAAGCAATTACTAAATTAGTATCACGAGAATTAACTCTTTCCATTATTTCTAAAACTTTCACGATGTTGCTCCTTGTTGTTGTCTTTGAGCTCTTTGTTGTTGTTCAGGCGCTCCTAAAGCTCCAGTAATAGATTGCAATTCAGATATAGCTCTTTGATAGTAAGAAACTGATGTTTGAAGTCTTTGGTTTGCTATACTTAAATTTCCTTGAGATGCTTGAATAACTGCGTTAGCCATTTCAGGGTCTTCATCTTCTAGCCAATGAATTGCACTCAAACTTGTTTTGCTTGTTGTGTCTACGGAAGCCATACCTCCTTCAAAAATCTTTTCAGCATCTATTGAGGTAGATAATCTTAGCATATCTAATGATGCTGCATATAATAAAGCTACGTTTTCAAATTCCGTTAATACCCAAGAATCAGTATTTTCATCAATTACTGGAGGAGCTGAATAAACAATCACTCCTTTATCTCCTCCTAAATAACTAACTCCTGTTGGAGTTCCTCCTACTGGTGTATATACTTGACTAAATGTCAAAGTAGCATTTGTACCACTTGCTGTAGCAGCTGCTGATAATACAAATTGAGTAGTATTGCCTGGAATAGATTCTATTGTAGCTCCAGATGGTATACCTGAACCACTTACTTTCATTCCAACACTTAAAGCTGTATTGTTGTCTATTCCCACAGTTGTATTTCCACTTGTAGTATCGCAAGTTGCATCCACTAAACTGCTACCTGCTGGGTCATGTGCATTATAATCAGGGTCTGGTTTAATATATATTTTACCACTTAATTTATAATATTTTGGAAACATTTTAGTAGGGAAAGACAAACTATCAGATTCATCAGCAGAATGTATACTAGCTGGAGGTATTTCTGATGCTATTCTTTTTTTAGCACCATCTTTACGATACACCGCTAATATCTTATCATACGCTAAATCAGAACCATTTCCAATAACACTTGCTCCAGTACTATCAAATCCATTAATTTCTACTTCAGAAGCAATAGACCATAAAAACTTTTCAGGCAAACTAGATACAATAAATTTAGCACCTGCATTTAGATGTTCTACTAAAAATCTAGCTTTAGAAGCGTTTCCAGTTATATTATTTACTTTTTCCCATAATTTCATATATATCTCCTATTCGCAAATGGGTCCCCGTAGGGAGAAAGGAGGTAAAGAACCTACAAAGACCCAATGCAAATTATCTATTCGGTTATACCCAAATAGCGTGTGATTCTGGCATCATATACTCAAAACCAGCTTCAGTTAGAATCATATCGACTCTCTTATCAACACCTGAGTTTTCTAAATTCTGAACTCCGACATAAATAGAAGTGTCTCTGTTAACTCCATTACCAACTAGTGGTCTGTATTTAACGTGATTCATGTTAAGTGCTAAGATTTTAACGTGTGAACCATCTAAAGCAATACATCTAGCAACATTCATGTTACCATATACTGTAGAAATTTCAGTTACGTCTAATCCCATTACTTTTTTACGACCAGTTACCGCTAGGTCTGCGCCAAATAATGCTTGATTTCCAGCATTTGAAGCACCAGCATTAGTTTGACCAATGCCAAGATTCTGTTTAAAGAATCCGCCTAGTTTATGCAACCAAGTGTAAACTTCAGTACTACATAAGAATACTGTAGCTGCGTCTTGATTGTATCTTGGGTCTTGGTATCTAGACATGTCTTGTAAGAAATCGTCTATAGTCTTAGCGCTAGTCCAAGAAAATAGGTTTCCGTAATTTAAAACATAGTCTACTGCACCTTGGGTATGTGCGATTGAGTCTTGACTCACTTGTGTACTAAATAGTCCAGCGTGTTCAATATCCCATTTGTGTTCAATTAGCTTGTCTTTCCAAACTCTTGCCCATTCGTTTGGTTCATACTTTAGAGCTGTTGCTCTTGCAGTATTAGTCATACCGAATTGAGTTCTAAAAATTTGAGTTTGTCCATAGCCAGTTGAATATGGATTGTCTTTCCACTCTTCGTTAGTTAGAGAAGAACCTTCTTCGTGAGCATTACCCACTACGTAACTTCTTCTACCTTCTAAGTCTTCAGCAATATCTAATGAAGCTACTGCTGCTACGTTAGCGTCACTTCTCATAGCCGCATTTTCTAAAGAACCAGTAGGAAATCTTAAAATCTTTCCTTTAAGTTCAATAACTTCTGCTGCATTAATTGAGCCACCGCCAATGTTAAGTGTTTCGCCTGCGCCTGATGGTCTAACTTCAGTTACTCTAAATAACATATAATCAGTTGGAGCACCGCCTTCAGGTGTTGATGTAGTAGGCACTTTAATTACTTGACCTTTTTGGAAAAACTCAGGTCTTGTTGCTACGTCACCAATTTTGATTGCGCCATTAGTTTGTGAATATACATTTTGTAAATTACCTGCAGATTTATAATCTGAAGCAAATATTAATTGTAATTCATTTCCTACAGCGTCAATAACAGCATCACCTGCTAGCTTTTTAAAAGCTGCATCGTTTACTACTGTTCCACTTGCTTTTCTGAAACCTACACAATATGCGTATCTTTTCATAAAAGAGTGTCTTTTTTCTGTGAATTTAAATTGTGGGTCATCCGTTGGCTTTTTAGCTAGTGTTGACACTAATCTAAAGAACGGAGTTTGAGCAAGAGACAATTCAGAAAATCTCTCACTAAAGTCGTATCTTCTACGTAAATCACCTGTAGACAATGCTACATCATTACGATAGGATTCGGTTAACCCAGTACTAGTAGCTATCGCTAAAGGACTTGCTACTGGATAGTCTTGGTCAGCCATAATAATCCTCCTAAGGGTTTATGGGTTTGTTTACATTAACTTATCTAACCCAGCACCTTGAGCTAACAACTTGTCAAAAACGGCATCGTCTACTGATTTTTCTTCTCTTTGTACATTCCCACTAGAAGCAACGCTTGTTGGCATTTGTCTTACATTTTTCATTTGTTGTATTACTTCTTCACGAGCATTACCTGCTACTTGCGTATCTCGGTTATCTCTATTTTTTAAATAATAAACATCTTCTAATGAAAGTCTATGTGATTTTGCATAATTCATTAAATCTTCATAATCTTCTTCAGAAACATTGTGCTTTGTTTTAAAAGCTGCTTCTTCTGAAGCTTTACGAGATTGCATGGATTGTTGTTTTGCAAAATCTCCCAATCTTCGTTGTACTACCCCATCTACTGTTGCGTTAAACAATTTCGCAGATGATGAATTAGGGTCTGACAAAGCATCGTCATAATCAAAAACAAAATCTTCGTCTAAACCTAGTTGCTCTTTTACACTCGTTGGAGCTGAGCCGCCACCCTCAAAATAACCTCTCACATGAGAAATTAAATTAGGGTCTTCTTTCATTGCATTTAGTAAAGGCATATAAGGTTCTAACTCATTTAAACGAGTGTTAAGTCGTTTAGCTTCTCGAGAAGAATCCGAATATCTCTTTTCTAAATTAGCTACATCCATTTCTGGTTGAGCTTGTTGCTCTTGAACAGGTTCTTGTTGGAGAACTTGCTCTTCTTGAGCTTGAATTGGCTGGTCTAGTGTTTCACCCATAACTTGTTTATCAAGCTGAGAAAAAAAATCTTCAGCCACAGTATCATCTTCCTGTGGGGTTACTGAATTTTCTGCTTTAATAGCATCATCTTCTAGTAAGTTGTCCGTGTTCATATTTTCATTCATACTGTACTCCTTTTAATTTACAGTTATTTATCTTTATTTGCAACATTGTTTTTCTGTTGCATTTGCATTTCTTTTTTAGCTAAATCTACAGTGTCTTTCATACGACCTTGCAATAACTTCTGTTCAGCTTGAGTTTGGGTTAAAGTTCTATCTAATGTTTTTGTACCTTCATTAATTTTATCTTTAATTCCCGCTTGTACTAATTGTCTTTCTAATGTCTCTATTGTTCCTTCTTGGTCTTTTACTTGTTCTTCATAAGAAGAAATTTGTGATTGCATTTGAGAATACATACTTTTTCTTTGTACTAATTGTTTTTTATTTCGTATGTCTGTTTGTTCTAACATTGCAATATCATCAATTAAACCAGCTTGATACCATTTAAAATATTCGTCTAATAGCGCCCAACGATTTATTGGTTGAGTTGAACCTGCTACTATTCTAATATCAAAATCGGCTCCTTGATAATCATTAAATTTTTCAACAACTGCTCCAAAATCATTATATATTGGAATATTAATTGAAACTTCTTGTACTGTTCCTTCTTCGTTTCCAGCTTCTGGTTGAACAATTCTAAATACTTTTTGAGTACTATAAGTGTATTGAGCCATTTGTTTAAATACTTTACCTACTTGTTCTAAACAAGGCTCTATAACATTGTTAACCCATTGTCTAATTCTTCTTGTTCCATATTCATCCATAGCCAACATACCACGATATGTTTCGTGACTATCTTGCCCTACACCTTGCATACTAGATGAAATACCACTAATGTATTCTATATCATTTTTACCTTGTTGGGTAACTGTATAAAAAGCATTATTAATTGGTAAAGGCTGAACAGCTGCTGGAGGGTCAAATCCTTGTCTATATTTTAACATAGCTCCAGGAGAACTTGAATATTTTTCCCACTCTTCTTCATCTACACTACCTTCGGTATATAGCCATCTTAAATTACTTGCAAGATTTGCATTGTGTAGCATTATTTGATGCGCTTTATTAATTTCTCTTTGTTTTCCAATTAAAGGCAAAACAGCTCCTACTGAATAAGGAGTATTTGTATGAGTATAACATACTGGTACAATCGGATATTCAGTTATAGGAAGTATTGTTTCGTATAAATACATATCGCCAACTGAAGCGCAAACTTTAATTTGAGTTTTATAAAAATCTATAATATCTACAACTTGATTTCTAAACACAGGTTCTTTCATATTTAAATCAAATTGCGTTTTTTCCATAGTCGCTTGAACAGTCTTAGTTTGAGTTTCTACAAGTTGAGCTTCCATTAAAGCTTGTTGTTCTTCTAATTTAGCTAAATTTTCTCTTTGTAGTTTTTCAATTTCAATGTTCATTCTTTCTTCTATAATTTCACCTTCTACAACTAAAGCTTCTAACTCTTTTTGTTTTTCCATAAGAGCTACTTGCATTTCTTTTTGCATTTCTTCTATTTGAAATTGAGTTTGTTGTTTTATATCAATTAATTCTTGTTCTGTTGGAGGTTGTTTCATCCACAAATTAACATAAGCGACTTTTTCTTTAGAATATACTTCGTAAAAATCTAGAATTTCATCTTGTTCTCCTTCTAAAGTATGCGCTTCTTGTTCAATATCTCCAGGTTGTATAGTTTCTGAATCGTGAACATCTCTCATAGAATATTGTTTAGTTTGTATTTGCCCACTAGCACGTACAATTTTTTTCTTGAAATCTGGTAACATACTAATTAAAGCAGTTTTAGATAAGTTTTTTTGAACTATAATATAGTTAGCGTCACGAAATAAAAAATCTCTACTAGTAGGGTCTACATATACATCGTAAGGGTCAATAGTTTTAAAAACTACTTCTCCCATACCTCTATCAGCATCTGGGTCTACTTCTACTTTAAAAAATCCTAAACCTTTTACTAAAGAATCTTGTATAACATTACTGAACAAACTTTTACCGCTTGACAAATGCCAACAATATTCAGCAATCATACTATGAATGTGCGCAATATCTGAATCGCTACCTTCTGTTCCAATTGCTTGCCATCTAGGATTATTAGCTGTGACAAAAAATTTCATAATGTCAATAGCAGGTGTTATACGATTAATAGTAAAATCTGGCATACCACCTTCTTTTAAATGTTCTTTTTCTTCTGCTGAAAGTTGGTCATTTAAATAAAAGTCCATACTTTTTTGAGAATCAGTAAACCATTTTTTTCTAAAATAACTATTAGCCTGATTAAATAAATGTCTATTTACATCGGCTTTGTTTTTTCTTCCACGTTTAGCCATGTATTACCTTATTACTTTTTCTTTTTTTTTGATTTTGCTTTATTGTAAAGCGTTGTAGCAATCGCACCTACTCCCATGCCACCAAGAGCAGCTCTTTGTCCTTCATTAACAAGTCTAGCTTTCATCATTTCTTGATAAGCTTTTCTTAATGCTGGTGTAGATTCTTGCATTCTGTTCAAAAGTTGTGCATCAGGTCTAAATTTAGCTTTTTTAAGCATTTTACCTGTTCTAATCGTAGTTCTTGCTTTTCCACCTGGAATTGGTGCAAACAAATCTGCTACTGCAATAGCTCCTTTTCCAGCTTTTACTAAGTTTGGTCTT